ATCACCGCGATAGCCAGGATAGCTACCTGTAAAAGGTATTTGCGTTTGCAATCCATACATAGCCTGCGGAAAGCCTGCCTGTAACTGGTTGGGTGGATAGTTCATAGCCCAACCTGGTTGTGCGCCAGCCTGCATCTGCTGTGGCCCGTACTGCGCTGCGATCTGACCCGCCATATCCTGCCCTCGTTGTGAGATTTCAGAAAGGCGTGCTTGCTTTTTTTCTGCGGCAGAAATAGCAAACAACCGTTCCTGTTCCCTGCGCTGTGCTTCTTCGTACATCCTGCGCCGAGCAGCTTCCGCTTCTGCGGCCTTGCGTACCTGTTCCCACTGCATGACCGAGGCTCGTTCTGCGGCTTGCGCTTGCTGGTTGGGGCCATAGCCCGTAGCCACGCCCTGCGTAGCCTGCATTTGAGGCGGTGCGTATTGCGTTCTCGGTGTGGTTTTCTTTCCGTAAAAGCTCGGCACGCCCTGTGGGCCAGCGTTACCAGTATTCTGGGTCTGGTTTGTGTAGGGAGAATAGTAATAATATGCTGAGTTCGGCATCACTCACCTCTTAGTTTCTGTTTTGCCCCTGGCGACAAAACCTGATTAAGTTTACCCTGATCAAACATCTGCTCATTCTTTGCGCCCTGCATAGCCATATTGATCATCATATCGGCAATCGGTTTATAGAACTTACCCATAAATTCCATTTGCCATTCACCAACCTTGACCTTTGAGGTCAGGTAAGCGTCAAGTGCATCGGTAATATCCATTACATCAACTCACTTTCCTGCGGCGGCATACCCATTCCCTGCGGTGGTGCTGGTTTTGTGCCTGGTCTTTGTGCAGGTGTCAGTCCAGCTTGCGCTTGCATGGCTGACCCTGGTGATACAGGCCCTCGCATTTCTTCTTCAGGTGGCATACCCTGTCCTTGCGGTGGCCCACCCTGTCCCTGCTGGCGCGCCTGTTCTTCTCGCATCATTTCCTCACGCATGAAGTTAGCCAGTATTCTCTGGAACTCTTGCGTATTCGCCTGATCGTCCCAAATTTCCTTATCCATTTCATCGGATTGACCGATGTTCAAAATCTTTTCTCTCGCCCATCTGCGGGATGCAAGTCCAGCCTGCGTGACAAGGTGCGCGATATTCGCCTGGTTCATCTGATCCTGCGGTAAGTCCACTTCCAGGTTAGCCTCGATGATCAGGTCTGCTGGAATTTCGTCTGGATCAAATTCAATAAACCCTTCTTTGGTTTTTAGTTTACGCTTTTTGTTGGTGTCTTTGAGCATATCGAACATCAACTCCATCGTTGTCCCGATACCCCACCCACCACGTTTTTGCGGGGATACCAACGGCAACCGTCCCACCTGGTTCAGCAAGCTCACGGTAGAGAAGGCGACATTAGCACCCAGGTTACCCATCCCACCCAACGCCTGCTGATGAATGGTACTCTGTTCCACCAACTCATTAGCGATGGTCAGCCCGTGCATCATATCCTTGTTGATCACGTCTTTCTGTAAAAGATAAAAGTCCTCATTCGGTTTGAGTGTCACCCGTCCACCAGGAATGTCATAATTGGTTTCGAGTTCATCTTCACCGTTAGACCTGTAAATATAGGTTGGGTTTGCGGCCAGGTTGAAAAGATTGGTGTAGAGATAGGTCAGTTCAAGGTTCTGCCGTTCCCACAATTCGCTTTTGAGAACCGTGTACAGGAATGGCACCGCCTGATGTTCCCTGCCTGAATCAATATACGAACCTTCACTGGTCTGTACCACGATGGGGATACAGGGCAGATCATGTTTCTCGTCCACGATTGGCTCACCTGCGATGATCTGATTACCACCCGTTACCACCGTAGAAATCCAGGCGATATGTTTTTCTAAGTCCCAATAGTCCGCATACTGCACCCGGTCATTCAGGTTGGTTTCTTTTTTGCCAACGATCTCTGAAATAGCCTTATCACCAAACTGTGCTTTGACCTCAGCAACGGTCATCTCAACGGTGCGGTACAGTGAGTTAAGCCCGAACCGATCAAACTCTGGATACACGCCTTTTGGATCCCACGCTTCGATCAGGTAGGGGGTGCTTTCAACCAACCGATCCAACTGCCTGACCTGTGCTTTACTCGACCCCTCTTTGACGATCATATCCCGCAAGCTCTCGGTATCCACGATAGCCAGGCACATCATCCCATAGCGCAATAAGCTCTCAATCGCTGGCTGTTCTAAGGGTACGCCACGAAAACGACCCGAATGATACCAGACGGTTTTACAGAACTTTTCGATCCGTTCACTGATGATCTTGGCTTCTTTCTTGTTCTTATCAAACGGCACAGAGAAGTTAGGCTCGGTGGATGTCATCAGCCTGATCGCACCCAACAGGGCATTACGGGCAGAGGGGGATGTGGTGAACTTGTATTCCTTGCCGGAAGGCTTATCCTTCCACTCCATGAAATACATCTTGTCTACGGCCTCCATCATCTTCTTCTGATCATAGAAGTCGTTAACCAAATCCTGTGCATGTTTCATGGCATCTTCAATAGTTTTAGCCATATCAAATTCCTTCCATTCCCACAAAGGGATTGCGTACCGTCTGCTTATACTGTCTGAACTTGTGCGTTATGGCGGGTGCGGTGTAATTCGACAACGCATAACACAGGGCATCGTAAGCGTGATCAGCCTGGTTCGGCAGCGGTCTTTCTGGTCTGTCTGGATCGCTCATCAATCCTTCAATCTCAGCAATTAGATTTCTACAACTGCTAAAAATTTTCAGTCCAGGTTCGTTATCGTGAATGTCAGCAAGGGCAGACCTGATCCTGTTCGCTTTGCGTTCCTGGTTATTGTCTGCCTTCGTCAATAAAATTGAATGTTCTAAGAATACATCATACGTGCTTTTGGCAATAATTTCAATACTACGTTTTGTCCAGACGGCAGGATCAGCAAACGAAAAGATAAAGCGTTCATTGGTTTGGGTGATGTCGTTGATCAATTCACACTGTTGGGGATCGGTCAACCCTGCTTCGTACATCTCGTTATACACAAACAGCCTGCCGGTGGATGGCTCTTTGGCAATCCACAGCATACAGGCAGGGGCAGCAAAACCCCAATCGTACCCACGAAAGCGTGTCCAGGTGCGCGGTATTTCAAAGGGCTTTACAACGTGCCGGTGATAAGCAAACTGCGATAAGAACTGTCCAGCGAATACAGACCAGTCACCTTCCAGCAAAGCATTAGCAAGATGCTCACCCTGAGCGTACAGGCGGTCACGATAGCCTGGATCACGTTCTTCCAGCAGGGGGTTATCTTCCAGAAATGCGGGTAAGAACACCGTTTCTACCAGGCGATGTTCCGGGTTGGTTACACTCTTGACGGGTGGCAGGGTCATTCGTCCTCATTGGATAAAATAAACTGTTGTGGTTCGGCCACAGGCCAGATAAGTTTTTCAAAGTGTTCCAGGGATAAAGGTCTGGTTTTGACGGCTGTGACAACCTCACCGTCCTCACAGAACAACAGCGTCTTGTCAGCAAAGAACTGCATTTCGATCACGACTTTATTCATCGGCACGATCCTTTATGTCAAAGACCTTCTTGTACCAACTATGGCCAACGCCGCCAGGGTTGGTACTCATTATCGCAAACGGTTTGGGCAGTTTGCTATGGCGGCTGATGCGGTTTCGTGTCAGCAAATAGCGGATGATACCCCAGGTGAAATGTGTAGCCTCATCGATCATCAGAATATCAAAGGCTGCTGACTGATAATTGATCACATCGCTCTCGTACTGACAATGGCAGAAGCGTAATGCGCCGACCTTGCCTTCGTTCCAATCCTCCCCTTTCTGATCGCCGAACCGCCAGACGTGAGAGGACTTGTTATACTTCCCGCCAATATCAGGAAAGAGGATTTGCGATCTTTCAATCGGCCCATCCGATCCTTCCAGTTCTGTAAACTTACGCCTAAAGTAACCGATCTTGACGCCAGGCACCTGGTGTAATGCCACCAATGCCGCACCGATCATCCCTTCGGTCTTGCCACCGCCAGCAGCGCCACCATAGCCAATTAAACCAGTAACGGCAGGGTGAACCTGCTTGCCATAGAGAGCCTCGCCAAGACCACAGAGGTCAAGGAGCATTTTCTGTTTGGGTTGTGGTTCCCAAACGTCAATCGGTTTCGTCTGTGTCCGGCTCAGGAAGGCTAAAACTTCTTCCTGTGTCTGACTGCTCCACAAGTCCGGCCTCTGTAGTGAGGGCGGTAAGTTGGGTAAGGACATCCAGTTTTATCCCTTCGGTCTGCATCCGAGCTTCTTTGATCAGGTCAAGGAATGTCACGCCTGAGAGGTCAATCTTTTCCTCGCTGACCATCTGTTTAGCGGCCTGGTTGATCAGGCGCATCCGTTCTGCTTTGGATGCCAGCCCGTACATGAGGGTCAGTTTATCCACTTCCATCGCAAATTCAGGGTGCTGCCTCCACCGCCAGATGGTTGTGCGTTGAACACCAACCTCATCTGCAACCGTTTGAAGGGGATAGCCCTCGGCCAGCATGACAGCAGCACGGCTCAACTCCTCAGTCCAGATAAGTTTCTTAGCCAGTTTAGCGTTACGTTCTGCCAATGTCACTTTCCTCGAAACACTTTAATCGTTCTTCAAGTTTTACAATCCGCATGGTCAGGTCTTTGTATCTTTGACCAGTTTGGCATTTTCTTCTTTGACGGCTTTCAGTTCTTTGTGAAGGGATTGATTTTCTTCGTTGAGTTTTTTGACGATCATATCGCTTCCTTCTAAATCAGCTTCAAGGGTATCAACCCTGGCGTGTAGTTTGTCTGTTCGTTTTTCTAACCGATCTATCAGTTCGCCATTGATCTTAGCCTGAATCTCAAAAGCCTTGACCTGAATTTCAAACGCTTCGATTTGCGAATGTAATTTTGTTGACTCAACATCCGTGAGAACTTTTTGCCGACTGAACAAGCCATTGATAACTGTGATCAATCCCCCACCCGCTACAAACGCGATGATGATGGCCGTCCAATCCATGGCTATCCCCTCAATCCATCTTCAACAGCCGTACCTAAGATATAAGCCACGATGATGTAGACGAGATTGACAACCTGCTCTTCGGGCAGCGGAAAGTCCGGTACGAAGTAACCTAAGATTACAAACGTCAGACCAACCAGGGCAGCCCAAAACTTGCGCGATCCCAATAACAACTTAAACTTTTCCATGATGTGATCCTTTCTCTATGTGAAATTATGATTTCAAAACCCCCGGAGTGCCAGTTACTTAGAACCACCACTCCGGGTTGCTTAGACACTAACTCAGGGGAGTAACCCAAGTTATCTAAATTATATCATACTTTTTTCTATATTTGCAATATCCAATTTTTTCTCATTTGTGTAACGTTTCGTTACAAATTCGTAACACATTCTGTTACGTTTCGGTAACGTTTCGTTACAAAAACGTTACATATGATCTAATTTTTATTCCTGTAACGTTTCTGTAACGTTTCTGTAACGTTTCTGTAACGTTTCGTAACAGATTTCTATGCTATAAAAAATTATTCTAACCTCTTATTGTTTATACCCTTTTTCTCTCATGCTACACTTAATGTAACGAATCGTTACGTAGATAAGATAAGAGTAGATAAAGATATAGATATAGATAAGAAAAGATTAGAGTAGAACCCAAACTTTTGTAACGTTTCGTAACACAACTTGTAACGTTTCGTAACATGATCTCAATTCATATGAGGAATGACGTTTTTCTTAAAAAGGGGGAAAATGAAATTCTGGCACGGTTAAAGAGATTGGAATTTTTGGGGGTTAAAAAATTGCGGGCTGGTATGGAACCAACCACCACCCACCACCACAAAAACGACTATCCCCCCTCTCACCAACCACCACCCTGCTATGCGTGTGTGTGTGCGTGTATGTGTGTATGTGTGGCCGGCGTGGGCTTGCGTGCGTGTCATCCCTGGTGTTTGGCTTGCTGCTGCTGCTATTTCCAGGATCACAGAACAGAACAGACAAAATCTAATCTAATTATTATTTATGAGAATAAGTATTTTCAAAAGCTATCCTGATCTGCTGCAACACCAGGACAATGTGACCACCCAGTCATATTGGATCGGTTAAATGTATGCTGGCCACACCAGGACGCCCAGGTCGACAGTAATATTTTTGATAATG